CTAGAGCACTTAAGCTCTACCCCGGGTTTCCCCGGGGGACACGATGGTCAATAATGGTAGGGTTATGCCCTAAGTGTTAAACCGCAAAGGTCTAACATATTGAACATCACAGCAGTTTCCCACTGCTGCCAAGATAGTCTGGTTCCGTTAACCAGCCTACCTGTAGGTATGTAATCCCATGAGGGACTACACCGCGGCTTCAGCCGATACTTACCACTATCATGCCTGACAGCGATAAAATCAGCATCCCAGTTGCTAGTGGATTGACTTCTTTTAGGAGTCAACTCACCCCACAGGAAACTGCAATATAACCCGGAAGGGTTATACGGCAGATCCTTCTTTCTTCCGGGAAGACGGATCTTCCCCTCATAGATAAGAAGTTTTGATGGTTGGCGGGTCCAAGATCTATATCTTGGAGAGCCGTTAGCATCATATTTCATATCACAGAGAGCGGACGGAACACGTATACCTGAATCCATGTTAGTGTCATAAGGAACCGGGTTTCTAAACCTAGGCTCCAGATGATTATACAAACATGAAATAGTGTTAGTTAAACTAACACCGGTATAAGCGGTCCATTCGTTTAGTTGATTGATAGCAACCACTACGTCATGCGGAGAATCTAGCTTTCTAATGAAAACTGGACGTACCGGCTGGCCACAAAACCAGTCAGCACCACATGATTCACGAAACGGTCCTTGTGAGTAGGACTTATCAGCGTTAATCCGAAACCCAAGCTCGCCGAGGTAGTAGACCACTCTATCATACACATTAGTACGACAGATAAGGTCATCACCGAAGCAAGACCAAGCTTTGGACTCTCCGATCTTACCAAAGATACTGGAGACCGCTTTTAAGACAGCACTAAAGATGATCGTTTGCAACGGGAACGTAAAACCGTTACCCATTGTTGAGATCATAAATAATGGCACTTCCTTACCGTCTATCAAAGTCGTCCGAGAGCGGAGTTGCAGTAGTAGCTCAAAGAGCCACGAAGGCAATAACCACTCACATAGACCAAGAGAAATGGAATCAGAAGCGGCTGATAGGTCGATAGTAGCATAGCTACCATCAATCGAACCAGCTTTTGCCAGAGAGTGATTCACTGAAGGCTGTATACTGAGGTCAATTCCAAAGAATTGTCTCAGGCGAGCCTCTAGTGATGCGCATAAACCTAGCTGATAATAAGAATTCAGTAAAGGTTCAACGCATATCATTCTGCTTGTGCTAGCCGTTTTAGGAACGAAACTGCATCTACTGCCACTCACTATGGAAGGGCGACCGTAGCTCTCGTAGCGTTGGCATTCCGCATCGGAAAGCGTAGGTATCCTCGCAGCATAATGCCTGTACATTTCGTACAAGTATTCTGAAGTAGAGGTAAGAGAAGAGCAGAAGAACTTAGTATAGTACGAAGTTCCAACCGCCCCATACGCTGCACCTGGACCTGGTCTCGCGAGTTCATTAAGCTCGTAAAGACTCGATACAAGTGGTGTACCACCGGGATGAAAGAAGTCGTCAAGTTGCCTACGGATTTCTCCATAGACAATACGATCGATTTCCCATTTCTCGGAAGGTATTCTCCAGTCCATACAGCGTTTGTTAGACGCTGTAAAGGTGTCGAGAGCACATCGATCCGCCGCTGTTGTATCACTAGGTATCCATTTTCGGATAATAGAGTACTTCAGATAAGCAGATGCGAAATGTTCGCGATTACTGCCGTCGGTCGGGTTATAGTCAAAAACTACATCCCCGACTTCTGGTAAATCAGAACAAATAGCTCTATAAAGAACATCAGGACTAAGGCCCATGAGGAACTCCTAGAAATGTACCAGAAGGGAAGTTAAGCTATATTACTATAGCGACTTCCAAGCACAGAGAGCATTGCCAATGGCAACACCAACTGCCAGAACGACCGCTAATACTTGCCAAAGATGTAACCTCTTCAGATTACACCTGTAACAAGAGTGTCACCAATTGAAGCTGATGCCTGGTTAAGGGCACCGATCAATAATGACAAAGCAGCACGTACATTCGCAGCGTCATTGGAGTCAGCACCGGCTGGGACATCAATCTGCAAAGTTGCATTAAGCACCTGTGCAGCCTGATTAGCCAAGCTAGTGGTTCCCTTTCTGACGATGATCTTGTAACTGTTCCGAGGTACATTACTGAGTATACCCGTCACCGCATTAAGTGAAGGAAGCTGTCGAAGGACAGCAGGCCTGCTCAATGTTACAGTGAATGGCCGACTAGGTGAGGATGATGTATCCACACCAGTCTGTGTACCGCTTAAAGCGGAAACAGCATACTGCTTTCCAGTGTTACTGGGAGCAGTATCCGGCACAATGGTATAACCAGGAGTGGTGAATCCCGTCTGAGCCCCACCTGTTACGGGTGAAGTTAGAGTGAAGGACATTAAAGTCTCCGGATGTCTACGTTGAAACTCTAAAAGAGTTTTGATACAACTTTCAAAATACGCGGAGAAAACGCGGCCATCATGTTCAACCAAGGAGTTGGAGTCATCGGAATACGAAATTCAAATGACGGAACCAACTGTCCTGGAGACAGGGCTGATCGCGAAGTCTGTTTGTAGTTGAAAGTAGCGTTACCGCCACTGGTGTAAATACTCTCCACTAGAGTTGCTCCGGCAGGGGGAGGGCCAAATGTACCGTTTAAGAAGAACACGTTCGAATATTCGATTGTGTTAATCACACGGGAAGTGGCACAGCCCCAAACCAGATCGCTAAAGCGGAAAGAAGCAGCATCAATTATATCACGAACATTCGTGAAGTAATTGACCATCCATGCATAGGGAAGAATAGAGAAAGCAGTCGGAAGCCAATCGCTAGGTAACAACCTGTTATCTGCGAGAAAGCCAAGACGGCCATCATCATTGATCCCCGTGCGTACAGCGCCTTTTATCCTTTCGGTATATTTGGATGTCTTTCGAATATACTGAGTAGGAATGAACGACGAGAAGAAACTATTGCCAAAGTTGGTAGTAGTCACTGACCCGTTATAAGAAGCGGATGCGGTTCCTTCGACAGAAACAGACGGATTACGTTTTCGATCACGGATAACCATGTCGGAAACGATAGCCGTTATGTCATCGACGAAAGGTTCCACCCCGAACTTAAATTCAAGATAGGCGGATGTGATGGTTGAGTAGAGAGAAGGACCTTTCAGCTTACCATACGAAACTTTCTCTAGGTTCGTTAGGTAGCTTGAGATCTTCTTTTGTATACCGGCCATCGGATGCAGAGTACTATGAATATCATGTTTAAAGTGCTTGATACTCCTGCCAGTGAGATTCTCACTGGACTGAGCGGCAATCACCTCATTGATAAACTTCATAATACAGCGGTTATGGACATCGTTAACGACAGAGGTAGGCGGCCCACCTGTTGAGGGAAGACTTGCATAAGGCAAGAATCCACCACCAGTTCTTTGTGGGTTACTATACACGACCTTAGCTGCTACAGAGTAGAACGAGCCGTGCGCATATGCCTCCCAATAGGATCGGTCAGTATCACCAGAGAATTCTGTCCCAACAAAGTTTGTTGTGGCATTGGTCCCTAAGCGACATTGATCTTTCCAACGGGGGTTTTGAAAGCCGATCCTGGTATTACTACCAAGAATCATGAAGCCTTGCTGAGTTCCGGAAACCGGTGGTTGACCCTGCGGCAAATCTTGATTTGACGTAGTGTAATACCAACGGAAACCGTTAGGCTCAGAGGTGTTCAAACTTTCAGGCATATAAACTCCATTGTTAATCAAAGAGTAGACTGTTAAGTTACGAACTCAACACTTGCTCAAATGAAAGAAGAGACCAATAAAGGTCGACTTACTGAGAAGAGAAACACGTACCTAAACTACTTGGCTAACGCTGCCAATAAATGAGTATCGAACTCAAGTAGCACGGTAGGGATCAACTCCCAGGAGGGACCCGAAA